ACCTAATGGGGTGAAGTCCAAGTCTTGCCAGTGTGTCTATATACTCTTTCGTTTTTAATGTCATCCTGAAAGCCATAAGTGTCGTTTTTTCCTTTTCCATTTTCTCCCCCTTAAACCCTTAATTGCACCGTTGTCACGCCGCTTCTCGGCCTGCCCATGTCCTCGCTTGCGTACCGGCACGCGGCCAAAGCGTCGTCCTTAAACTTGACAGGCTCGTCCAGCGGATTGCCGTCCCTGTCCTCTTTCCATTTGTAAGTGGAAATCTCGGACAGAAGTCCGGGGCAGGCGTCGGGATCGACGAACCACTTTCCCCGGTTCAGCCATGATATTTGCTCCTTCACGCTGTCGGGGCCTTTCTTCGCGCCGACCATGTTATACCCCGCCTGTTGCCAGTCCTTGATCGACTTCGGCTCCGCGCTGTCTGCTATGCACCGCTGTCTTTTTGTCAGAACTCCTTTTGTCTCGTTTTCTTTTATCACTTCGTCATTGGTCATGTGCCGGACGTACAGTTCTTTGAACGAATACTTGTTCCCGTCTTTTATCCCTATCAGCTCGGTAGCGTCATAGTGGTTAAACCCGAAATCCTTGCCCGCGATAATAACGTCAAAGTCTTCCGGCTTGTACGGGCAGGGCTGGTAAATCACGTTCCTAAAGACTAAATTTCCAATGCTTCCCCATTTCCCCAGAGCGTAAACTTCGTAATAAACCCTGTCCTCGTACTTTAACGCTTCCAGTTCATCTTTATATTCCTTGTCAAGAAATCTGTTATCAAGATAAGTGGATTCATGTATCGTTATCTTGTCCCTTTTCTCGCCCGGATTGTCAAAAAACCTGCGCTTCATCCAGTGGGCGTCGCTTACCGGGTTGAATAATAAAGTTATCTGGAATGGGACTTTGGCGATTCCCCTTAGCCTCAAATTTAGCTGGTTAAAGTCTTTCTCGGTTATCTCGGTGGCTTCCTCTACCAGAATGTCCGTCAAGGGGCCGTTTGAAAACGTGATGGACTTTATTTTTTCTATGTTGTCCAGACCGACGAATTTCATCTGGTTTCCCGTGGCGGTGCTGGTGATCGTCTGCTCGCTTTTATTTTCGACAAAGAGCGGCCATAGGTTCCAGTCGGATATGCACTGCCGCATTAAAGGTATCGTGCTGATGGAATTGGTCGCCGCTATTTTACGGACTACAAGATAATTATGCCCCCGCTCGGCGGTCATTCGGTAGACCGCCCGCCTGTGCGCGTCCATTGATTTCCCTGATCCGGCTCCACCCTTGCAAATAACGAACCTTTTACGGTCTTTCCATAAAGGGATAAAAGCGGGATTGAGCCAGTCCCCCAAATTTCTGAAATCAACTTTCATCTGCTAAAAAGTCGGGTTTTTCTATGGTTATATCCATGCCGCCTGAGATGTTCACGTCCTGTTTGTCCCGCCAGCCCAACTGTTTAAGGCTGAATATGTACCCCGTGTTGTTCTGCCCCGTGTAGAGCATTTTTTCCAACACGGCTTCTTTCCTTGTCTTTAACCTTTTTATAGCCTGTGATAATTCCTCGTGTTTCCTTTCCAATTCCATTACATAATCGTATCCCCAATTATTTTCAAAACAGCATTCTTTCAAGATAGGGATTAACGCGGTGTCGGTGTATTTGTCGATGGCTTTAACCATGTTTTTTATGTTGTATTTGGGCTTTTTGGGTCTGCCTACGGGATTTTTGGGCTTTCCCAGCAGGTTTTCAACGTCTTTTTTAATTTCGTTGGTAGATAATACCGGCATAGGCTACCTACAGGATAATCTGGAGCAGGTTTTCTAAAAACCGCTGTTCGTTCATTGATTCTATTTTTTCTACAATCGCCTCGGTTTTATTGCTCTTAAATGCTTTAGTTTTGACGAATCCTTTTAATTTCTGGACGCAATCGGGGGGCAAAGTGAGAAAATACTGCGTTTGCGTTACGTTTTCGGCTATTAATTCATTGGCTTTTTGCACTTTCTCGGCGGTTTGGGCGATCTTTTCCTGAAAGAATTTGGTGTCCGCCCCGTACAGTTCGGTCATTCTCTCGCCTAGAGCTTTGTAAATTTCGGACACTATGGGTTTTTTGCTTATCGCCCAGCCCGTGATGAACCTGACAAGGGAATCATAATCCGTTACGTTTTCTATCGGCGGCTTGCACTCGGCTTCAGTCCAGCCCAATTCCCTGTGCAAGTCTAAGGCGGTGTTTCCATCAAGACAGTAAAAGCCCTCCCCAGTGTCATAGTTTTTGCAAATTAATAAATCCCTCGGAAAGCCGAATTCCGCAATATGCCTTTTTATGGCGTTTAATTGCTTTTTGGTAAACGGCTCTTTGGGGTTATAGGGGGAAGGCTTTATGCTGTCTAAAGGGACTTTCAACTAGTCCCCCTGCCGTCCGCGGTAAGTTTTGGCTACCAGTGTACGCAGTCTTGTTGAAGTCTGCGCACCGCCAGTGTAGCCGCCGCCGACCTTGCAGATGGCGTTTTTCTTGTTTGTGTTCATAACCAACTCCTTCATAAAAAGATGGTTTAATTTTAATTCCGCTGGTTTATTTAACAATATCTTTCTGCTCTTTCATAAACCCGTCTTTATGCCTGAAATAGATAAGGTTGCCTTCATCGTCGAATTTGTCGGAGTACCAGTCGAAATTAAAATGCAGTTTTTTCTGATTCCACAAACATTTTAAGAAATAGGTAAAGTCAAATCTCTTTTGAGGGTATTTGAAGGGGTGTCTTATGCTTCCTAATGAGTAGTCGGTGTCCTTAATAATACAGCCGTCAAAATATTTGATCTGCTTCTGGTAGAAGTCCTTAAATATGTCGAAGGTTATCTCAAACACGTCAAATTCGGGGGTAAATTGTGATATTACGTCAATCAATAATTCTTGGAAGATTATGGCGTTCCCGCCGAAGAATTTATCGTTCATGTAAAGGTTCAGGTTGTACTCAGGGTAGGCGTAACTCTCATATCCCCCTATGGCGTGATAAATTCCTTTCTCTCGGCAGTAGTTCATTATGGCATCCCTTCCCGCCTTCATTTGTTCTTTGGGGTACTCGGCCATGTATAAATGCTTGTGGACTGATTTTGTTGTTTTGTGGTAGTCATACATCACCAGTCCGTGCGGATTGATTATGTCTATGAGCTTTTTAATCTCGTCAACGGTTACTTTGTCGGGCATAAAGGGATTAACCGCGAGGGTAAAGTGGAAACCGTTTTCAACAAACCACTTCGCCGCTTCTATTTTCTCTTCGGGGCTTAACAAATTATGCTCTTCGTACTTGTTGTTGAATCCCGTGATAGTCTGATAGACAGGGTCGGTTTTAGGGTCAAGAATTTGGGCTAAGTCCTTATAGTCCTTATTCAGCTTGGTTTCCATGCAGATTGGAAAGCCCAGTTTCTTAATGGCTGATAACCGTTCTCGCCAGTCGGGGGCGCACATTACGTCCGTCCTGTTGCTTATAGTTATCGGCCAGCGTTTCCTTATCAGGAAGGGCAGTAATCCCTCTTGTTTGGCTTCAAGGTGTAAGATGTTGTTTACGACTTTCTCGATGGCGTAGTTTTCGTTTTTCCATGTTTTCGCGTAACAATAGGTACAGCCCTGACAGCAGGGGTTCATTGACAGTTCTAATAAATGGCATGATTCGCCGAAAAGGTTTAAGGTTTGTAACATATTTTCTCCTGTTTGTTTAGTTTAAGTCTTTGAAGCAATTAAACAATATCCCACGGATATTCCCTTATAAGGCCGCCGCAGTACATACATCTTGCTTGTTCATTGTTTACCATTTCTACCTCCAGTCCGTTGTTTTGCTTCCATGCCTCACATCGCCATCAACATCAGGTAACGGTATACCTAATAATCCTAGTAGTTCTTCACACGACCGCTTTATGTATAACGCAGTATTAGTACGGTATTCTTCCCAGAGATAATCACACTTTTTCATTACACAATCTATGACTTCTTTGTACTTTTTGTCAGTACAAAGTTCGGTTTGAGGCGGATAATCGACAAGTTTATAAACTACGTTTTTGCCGTCCTTGCGCCTACCGCTAGTGCAATTAATTTCACATTTGCCGAATGTAAATTCCTGAAAACAACAATCCCTGCACGGGCTTACCGTTCCAGTTTCCACCGCCACTATCGCCTTACCTATCTCTAATTCAATCATGCTTTACCCCTCATGCTATCCCAATTAATATTAACAAATATCAAAACGGCACATGGTTATCAATAACTTTATTTTGCATAACAGGGTCAAGATCATGGTGCGATAAACAAAAGCAGTAATAGGCGTTTGCCCCCGCTTTGCGCATATCGACTATATCCCCGCCCCTTAACATGACATCGGCGCATATTTTGGCGTCGCCTTCAAAATCGCCCTTCGGTTTCCTGTTCATGTATAAGCAAGCCCGCAAATATAAAAAGTTTTCCAGTTCCTTGTCCGTCAAATTATCCGGCAACTCTTGTTCTAATAACGCCTCTTCAATTCTTTTTTCTTCCGCCTTTTCTTTCTCGCGGGCTATAAAGCATTTTTGTTGAAACGTCAGTTTGTCCGCGGGTTCGCCGTAATACCTTAAAGCGTAACAGGGCAAATTCCTTCTGGCTCTTTCGGCGTTCATTTTTTGCGTTTTTCTTCTTCTTCGTAATCTACCCGCCAGTACCCGTCGTCAAATATCAGGTGCAAATTTTTGTCTTGTATGTCGCGCCCGGTTACTAACAGCGTCCCCTTGTTCTCTTTCCTGTTCAGCCTCATTAAAGAATCCGCCGCGCCCACCCAGCCCTGACTTCCCATTATTCCCGCCGTCCAGTCGGCGTTCTCGGTTTCGTTCTTCTTGGTGTGGGTAACGCAAATTATAGACACCTGATAATTTTCCGCTATCTCTTTTAACTGCCTTGTAAGCCTTGTGGTTTCGTGATAATCGTTGCCGTCTTTTATATCGGTGTAGTACGCCGCCATCGTGTCTATTATTACCACTCTCGCGCCCGTTTCCCTTATCCCTTTTACTATGTCCGAATTTCCGTTAGCTGGTTTTTCGCAGAATTTCAAATCCTTGCTCCACGGGTTTTTAACCGCGCCCGGCACAAGTTCGCCTTTTAATTTGCTCATTCTATATTTGATTCTTTTAACGCTGTCTTCTAGGGTGAAGTAAAGAACGGGTACTTTTTGTGGTTTAAAACTGAATATCTCATGCTCGCTTGTTATAGCGTCCGCCATTAATAATAACAGCCAGCTTTTTCCCTTTTTCGGCGCGCCCATAAAGATAGTCAGCCCTACGGGGAGAATATGAGGCACTATAAATTCCGTGTTTTTAAAACCTTTGTTTTGCAGTTCTTCCGCCGTTATAATGTCCATTCTTCCTGTTTTCTTGGCTATCTCTTCAAGTTCCGCCTTTAAGTCCATTATCTGCATATCGGACGGTCGGCGGTCTTTTTTGTAGGTTTCCGCAAGTTTGATAATGTCCCGCTTCTTGTGTTCTTCCCGAATTTCGTTAAAATAAAATTCAACGCTTATTGGGTTTTCGTCATAGTCAAGATCAATAGACCCTAAAAATAATTTTTTTGGTATCTCTACAAGCCCCGCTTTTTTTAGCCTTTTGACTTCCTTGTGAATTTTCTCAAGCCTTGAATCGTTTAACACTAAATTTTCGTCTTGAACGTCCGCGCCGTTCATAAGGCAGGATATATAGGCTTTTTCCCATTCCGATAATGTGGGGTTGATATAGGGCAATTCTTCATAATTTTTATTCATACTCTTCCACCTCAAGTAAGGACTTGCCGAATTCTGTTTTAGGCTTGTCGGGCTTTAATCTCTCTTGGCACTTCGTAAGCCAGCCGTTTAATATAAATCGGTCAGGAAGCAAGGGGATATATTTACGCTCGATAATTCCCTCTCTCACGTCAAGAATAAAATTATTCATAGCTGTATCTATTTGTGAACAGGTAACGTGTGATTGTTTCCAGAATTTTTCCCATTTTTCATAGCTCTCAATTCTCGCTTGGAAGTCGAATATGTCGGGGTTATGTTGCCAGTAATATAAAAACAGACTTTGAGGGTTGTCTGTCCCTGAATCGGTATCGGAATTTGTATCTGTATCAGAATTTAAATCTAAATCTAAATCAGAATAGTTGAATGGCAATGTTTTTGGGTTTTCTGCCGAAGATAGGCTATCATAGGCTATATTTTTTTTAGATAGGCTATCATAGGCTATATTTTCTAACGGGAATTCATACTTAATTTTAAGCAAAAATTGTAATACATCAGGCGGCAATTCCTTTAATACCGCCTCAATTCCCTTTTTTATCTTGTCATGGTTTTCCCATTTTTGGTGTTTTGCCCATTTTGGCAGGGCGATATATTCGCCTATCCTGTAGGCTTTCCCTGAATTTTGAAACTTGTCAAATATGCTTTTAAATTCAGCTTCTGAAAGCCCCGTGTCAAACAAAATTCTTCTGTCGGATATTTTATAAACGCCAGCGATGTTTGTAAGCGTATTCGTCATAAAGTATAAATACAAGGCTTTCTCGGTTAAATTAAGCGTTTGTACCCATTCGTCGTCCCAAAAACTGGTTGAAATGTATCTTTGTGTACTCATTTTGTCTCTCCCAAATCCAAAAATTAACCCGTCTATGAAGGGCTACTGCGGCAAACAGTAATTGCCGGGCAACAAAACGGCAAAACCCTTCATACACGGGTCAATGATATTTTGTTGCCTCTGTCAATACCGGCTTGCCTAACCAGCATGATAAGTCTATAAAACGCGGTGAATTAAACAATATTTTCATTTACTTATTTGCCTCAAAAAACGCCCTTGCGAAACCAGTAGGGGTTATCGCCCGCAGCGCAGCGTCCGTGTCTACTTCAATTCCCTTAAACTGCGGGATTAGCGATATTGCCGATTTATGCAAAAACGCTATTGACGGCTTTTTTCTGGTAGGTCGGATATACAGGTTTAACTTAGGGCAGGTTTCCCATGTGTGGGTAAAAGCGGGTATGTTAAACTTTCCCCATATATCCGTCTTTTTTGTCCAGCCGTCGCCGTACTGATAGGGCTGGAAAGATAATATCGGTTTACCAAGATATTTACGCATAAGCCCGCAGGGGTTTTCTATGGCGTAAAATACAGGATTGCATTTTTCAATAATTTTTTTACAAGCGTTTATAATATCCGTATTAGGTTCATACGTGTCATTCATAAGAAGCTGATCATTACATTTTCCATACTTCATCGGAGAAAATTCCGTACAGGGGGGGGGCGGCTAAAATCCCGTACACGTTATCTGGCGGTTCATATGTCAATACGTCGTTGTCGGGCAGGGTAACAAGACGCACGTCATAGCCAGCTTCTTTATACGGTTTTGACCATGATCCCGTTCCGCCGCAGAGATCAAGAATTATTTTGTTTTGGTTCATTGTTTGTAAGGTTTATACTTTTGATACGGTATACATCGGACTTCCAGCACTGTCGGTAAAATGATCGCAGTTCTTGCAGATTTTCAAAAAGTCATTGCGCCATGTTTTTATTGGCATTTCCTTCCCCTTGTTAGTTTTTGCATTTCTTTATATAGTTTTTCTTTGTCGCTGCCGTACAATTTTTCAAGCCTGTTCCAATTATCAGCAAGCCGTTTCCATGTTTTGCCTACCGCCGACACGTTTAATAAAGCGATCTTTCTTTCTTCGGGCGCAAGCGTTTCTAAAAACCTTTTACATCTTCCAAAGTCATCTGGATCGTGCGGATAATTCATAGGATCGTTTTTTATGGGGATAAGGTACAGGCATGAACACATCGTTAAACTCGATCTGCCCGTATCGCCGCTTAAAAGCCAGATTAAAGTTTCTTCGTTTATCTCAATGCTCATTTTCTACCTCTTATAACAAACCATAACCGTAAGGAAGCCCGCACATCATGCGGTTCATGCACAATTCGTGGATTGCCCTTAAAGCCTCTTCGACCGTAAAGCCGACTTGAATAAATAAATAAACCAAAGAACCCGCGCCGTGGCAATGTTTTCTAAATTCGCCGTTATACTTCATACCCCAATCCTTTTAATTCTTTTTTTAGTTGTTCCATATAGGCATATATCCCATATCTGGCAATACCCAACGATAGCGTTATTGTTGCTATTTTTTCTAAAGATGGGCAAACAATCTCAAGAAAACTTGGGGTTACTTTTGGCAGATAGTTTTTCTCAATGTCGTCGTATATACCTTTTAATTCATTTATCTTGTCAAATTGCTTATTGTCCATTTATCCCCCTAAAATCCCATAACAGACGCAATACGCTCATTTTCACCTTGTCTATGCTTTTCTTGTAATTCTGTTTTTATCTGTTTATCTTTTGCCGCTATTAAATCTCGTAAAGCGGTAGCGACTTCCGCCATGCTGTTATATTCCCTTACTGGTTTTAATCCGTCCTTGCCTATCGCAAAACCAATAATACTTGCAGAATTATAATAACTCGCCTTGCTTTTACAATGCTCAATAATCTGGTCTAATTCTTCCAAAAGCCCTTCTTTAACGCTTAATGGTACAAAGATAGAATTTTCTGTATCGCCCTTAAATGTTTCAATACTTTCAAAAGCGACCTCATGTATTTTTTGCATAATTGGGAAAATAACCCCGTTTGAGATTTTGTCAAATTTACTTTCTATTTTCATAATTCCTCCCTACGGCT